CCCACATCCACACCCATGCATCTAATCATTCTTGACCCCTAGAGACGCAATGCGTCCTGCGATCAAGCGATCTGTTGCGGTTCTGAGCTTCTCTATTGAGGAGACCAAAGGCACAGTATGCCCAGCCACCCATCGAGACATCTGAGCCTGATCAATGCCAGCCTCACGGCATATATCTGCCATCTTGAACCCCGCCTTTTCAGCGCGTTCTATTATTTCGGTTATGTAGTTCATGTTGAGTATGTTAACCTAGAATTGATTAACTCAACAAGGCAGACAAAAAAAGGGGATGAGTCCTGTCACCCATCCCCTATCAAGGCAACTGCACCTCTTGCGGAGACATAAGGCACAGCCGACAGGGAAACTACACCCTGTCGATTGCATTCTATTAGGGTATATCCTGACTGGTTTATGTGGTTAATATGTTGATTATCTAGTCAACTTTGATATGATACGCACATCAACAACCAAAGCTAAGGAGCAAACGAAATGCTAGAAGACCTGTTCAGAATCATTGTCGAAGTGGAAGGGGTAACTCTCGTCTGCTTTCTCGAATACGAACCCGAAGAACTAAATTATGGAGACGCGCCAGATGTGCCAGAGTGTATGAATCTGCTTAGTGCGTCCTGTGGTGACATTGACATCGCCCACCTTCTTATGCAGTCCATCGTGGATCACATCTGCGAAGAAGCCCTCACACAACTTAACTCTGAAAGCGAATAATGAAACATCAAAACTACACAGAAAACTTCGAGGTAGACGGTCCTTATCAAGACAACAAAATCAGCCTTGTTGATTGCGTTTTTATCTTCCTTGCTGGCGTGTCCGTCGGTCTCATCACAGCCCTCATTGCAACAGGAAACTAATATGTCAGTAGAAAAGAAAATCAAAGAGATGGTCTTGAAGTACATACTTGCTGCCGAAGGCAAAGCCAGAATCATGTCGCCACAAGACATCGGTAAACTGGTAAGCGAAGCAGCTCACAAAGGTGCAATGATGGGTTACGACGCTGGGATGCAGATGTCCTTGCGTGCTCACGGCAACGAGCTGGAGATCGCAGAGTTGACCGTCAAAGAGTTGACCGAGCGCGTCAAAGAGTTAGAGATGCAAATGATTGCGCAGCAATGACTGAAGTCAAAACTAAGTGGGTGACACCGCCACCGTGGGTAACGCTACGCACCAAGTGCGAGACCCTTGGCGTGTGTCAGTCCAAGGAAAAAGTATTCTGCATAAACTGCCCAAGGTTAAAACGCAATGCGAAAAAGAAGTAAATACAAACCCAAAGGTGTCAGACTAGATGTCGCCACTTGGGTGATCAATGGATTTAAGCCAGTCTCCGCTACTGGCAGCGCGGTACTTGATCTAAAGATAAAGAACCATAGTGCCTTGGAAGCGCTCAGGACGGGTCAGGCAAAGCGTTATGACATCGACTCCATCATCTCTGCTTTGAATGTCTCTGAAGCCCTTGCAAGGCTTGGCATTGGGCATGAATACAAAGACGAGATAAAAGAAGGTCAGGACGCATTGCTGGAGTTATCGCGTCGCGGTATCAACCGTGAAGATCGGTTTGTGGCGAAGGCTTCCGAGCTGACAGCGATCAACTATGTCATGGAGCTGCATGACGCAATGCTAGAGATCACCACCATTGGCGAACTAGAGAAAGCACTCGACATGGTTATGAATGAGATAAAGTTGCGAAGGGCGAGAGCCATTGAGGAGAAGAACGCATGAGCGAAATCAAAACTGAAATCAAACAAAACGCTGACGGTAGTTACACCATTACTGACGCACACTCAACGGCAGACGTTGTTCGTTGGCTGTTGACGCAAGACAGCAAAGAGACAATCTTGTACTTGTTAGGTGATACACCACAGCGCACATGGGTTGGGCTGACGGATGAGGAGATTGCAGATTGCGCTGAAAAAATGGAAGCATCAGACCCGACCGATAGTTTTTGGCGTGAATTTTTCAGAGGCATTGAAGCCAAACTCAAGGATAAAAATCTATGACAAGACACATCGGTATCTCAGTCCCTCACCGCAAGGTGCAAGACGACGACGACGACATCCAGACCTATAAAAAGCCGTGGGTATCCCTCACCGAAGAGGAGATACACAAGTGCATAGCATACGGCAAAGGAGGTTGCGAGATTGAGCAGACCGCCAGAAACATTGAGTTAAAACTGAAAGGGCTTAACTATGATTGAAAACATCCTGACCATCATCGTCTTGCTGGTGATGGGTGCTTTGATTGGACTGGCGGTTATCTTTGCAGTCCTGTACTTCGGATTGGACGACAAATGAGGTCCACCAGAATGCCTAAGCTGGTTGCCCTGATCTCTCAAAAGGGTTACACCAGCAGAGAGTTAGCAGACCTCCTACATTGCACGCTAAGGTCTAGCAGGGATATGCTGCAAAAGCTCAAGGAAGAAGGTGCTGTCCATATCCAGTCGTGGCGTAGAGCACAAGCAAACGGCTGGATAGCTGTCTGGAGGTACGGCATTGGAGTCGATGCAGACAAGCCTGAGCCTGTGAGCAATAGAGCCAGAATTAAGAAGTGCAGAGAGCGCGAGAGCATTGACGAGAAAGAGTTTCGTCTTGCTCGTCAGAGACAGCTCAAGCGTAAGGTCAAGCGCGACCCGTTGACGGCAGCATTCTTTGGTGAGATATGAAGACACACACATTCGCTTGGCAGTCCAAGCACCCATTCAAGCACTTAGTTATTGATGAATTCTTTCCAACGCAACTCGCTTTACAAATATCTCAAGACTTTGACAAGGTACAAGACTTCTGGGTGCATTACAACAACGCACTAGAACACAAGTCAACGATGAATTATTGGGGTGCTTTCCCAGCCAGCATCTACAAAGCAATGCAGCACCTTGTCTCGCCAGACTTTGTGCAGCAAATTGAGCACCTGACTGGCTGCACGCTCTACGCTGACGCTGGTCTGCATGGCGCTGGTATGCACAGGCACATCTCTGGGGGAAAGCTCAACCCGCATCTCGACTACTCAATACACCCCAAGCTCCTTCTTGAGAGACGGTTAAATCTAATCGTGTATCTGACACCAGACTGGCACAAAGACTTTGGCGGTCACTTAGGGATGTGGAGCGATCCTTCTGACCTCGTAAAAGAGGTGATGCCTAAATTCAATCGTGCTGTGCTGTTTGACACAACTAACTCATTACATGGACTCTCACGACCTGTTCAATGCCCAGAAGACTTTGCACGCAAGTCCTTGGCGGTTTACTACTTGTGTGAGCCAAGACCGCAAGCAGAGGAAAGATACCGAGCGCTGTACTCACCAGCAAAGGGTCAGGAAAATGATCCTAGTGTGCTGGAGCTTATTGCACAGAGAAGTCGTGGTTAAGGTTTAAGGGGAAAATAATGCCATACGAATACATCACACACCCTAACGGTTTTACCGAGATCATTGCGGTAAACCTTACCGAGGCAGAAGAAGCTGCTCAAATGAGAAGAATGGCTGGGGTTAAGTCATTCCCTTCAGCCAATCACCGATCTACTGTAATTGCGAAGGATCAAGAACTGCGCGAGCAGGTTCAGCCAGAACAACTCCAGAAGCCAGAGCAGCAGTAAGACCAGCAATTCCTTTTGCTGCAAATATTTCTCTGGCTTTTTGTATATCGTCTCTTACTTTACCGCCAGTTCGTTTTGCAAACTCTGCATCGCGCTGCATATTAGCAAGCGCTTTTTGTTGTAATGCTGGTTCAATGCTTTGCGCAAATTGCTCGTTTGTTTTTAGAGTATCTAGGAACTGTTTTGTAGCTTTGCCTTTTCCTACATCTTTCCAAAGACTTTCATAGTCTTGGTAACCTGTTTCTATTTTTACTCTTTGACCAGTATCTCCAATTACATCTTTTAATGTTGTTCCTAAATTACCTTTTATTTCTTTTGATAAAGTAATACCAGTTCTTGACTTACCTATATTTGAATATGGGTCATTGATTAGGTTAACGCCTTTACCAGTATCGACAGCAAACATACCATTTTGCGTTGCCAACTCACTTAGTTTAGACATCTGTTCTGGAGTAGGACTCTTGTCCAATGGAATATTTATACTGTTTCTTTCGGCAGCACTAGTTTGTGTATCTGGAATTATTTTGTGCCATGCACCAGCATTTTGCGCATCAATGTAAGCGCGTGATGATTCTCCAATGTTTAGCATTTGTGCGTCACTTGGAATAATTGCACCACCAGATTGCTGTACTAAAGGTCTTGCGACTTCTGCTGGATTTACCTCAAGAAGACCAGTAGCCTTTGGCGTGTAAGCACCGACTGCTTTTGTTGATGGTTCAACAAGTAAACCGCCAGAGCCATAAATCATGTCCCTGCCTCTTGCGTCTGTCCAAGGTACTGCATTTTGGAATGCAAGTCTTTCCTCGTAAGGCATAGACAATAAATTTTCAATTTGACCAATTCCAGCACCAGTAGCTTGCTCATGCGTAGCCATAGCCTGATACTTCGGAGAAAAATCACCATAGTGCATTGCAGCATCAGATGGAAGTAAATCGCCAGAGCGAATTTTTGCACCAGTCCATGCTGCTGCTTGCGTGTTAAGTGGATTCCAATCTGTAAACCCACCAGCCTTTGCGTTGTTTAATTGATCCTGTATGGCAACCATTTGTTGATCCATAAATGCGTGCTGCTGTGGGCTAAATCCAGCATCCCAAGGCTTTCCTTCTGGTGTCTTGTATCCAAATGCTCTGCCCTGCCAAATATCGTGTACTGGATATTGAGCCATAGATGGATTCCACTCAACACTTAAATTAGACGCAAAGGGCTGTCTCTTTGGACCAAGGTGTTGCTGTATACCAGCAAGTGCATTTTGAATCAATGGAGACTGATTGCTTGGAAACCTTCCAGTTTCAACAGGCAATCCAGCAGCAAATTGATTGATACCTTTAACAGCAAATCCAAGATTAGAGTCAACGCCAGTACCTTGCGAAGACACGCCAATAGCATCTGCAATAGCCTGACTTCTATTTTCTGGCGCTACTTCTGAAATCCACTTGCTTGCATCGTCATACCAGTCTCGTCCAGCAATACCTTGATTTACATCTTTCATGTAATTTGCACGCATTGCTGCGAGCTTTTGAGGGCTGTCTATTCCTTGTGGAGCACCAACATATTGACCAGTAGTGCCAACTCTGTTTTTAGACTTTCCAACGCCTTGTCGTGCTGATGTCGGTGCAGCAGCAAACATTGCAGATTGAGGTTCAGCCGACAAACTAGGTAATATTGATTGACCAGTAGCAACTCTTGTTGCTATCTCCTCACCAAGCAGACCGCCTAACTTTTGCACGCCCCTGACTGCTGGCATTGGGTTTAATGGAACAAAAGAACCAGCTTCCCTTGCTAATTCGCCAGCCTTTGATTTTGGCTGCAATGGCAATGCTTTATTGAAATACCTAGTGTCATAAGGTAATTGCGTTGCTGGATCGTAATTGACATCACCATAAACTTCCATTGGATTTGGTGTTCTAACAACATTTGCTATATCTGCTGGCAGTCCAAGCAAACCAGCCAATCGACCTATAAATGTTTGTAATGGAATATCAGCAGAGCCTTGCGGATCATTAAATCTTCTGCGACCACCCATTTGTGGGTAATAGCCGAATGCTGCATTTTCTTCGTCTAGTAGTGCCATCGTCTTATTTCCCTAAAAGTCCACCAGAGATATTGGGTGCATAGCTTCCAGCAGTTATTGCAGCAGCCGAAGGCAGTACGCGCTGTGCTGTGCCAAATAACTGCGCCACACGGTCTTGCAGCATCTTGATGCCACCTTGATCGTTAAGTGCATTCATCACAAACTTAGGGTCTTCAGAGATCAAGACCTGCGCGACCCTAAGTCTCTGGTCATCTGTCAGGTTAGGTGAAGACTTCGCCAAGGCTTTTCTCGCCAAGGACACATAACTTCCAATGTTCCCAGACAAAGCACCAGCAACCTCTTCGGTTGAGATGTTCATGCCGATGCGGTTCTGATTGAAAATAGTTGGTGCTGTGGGTGATCCACCAAGAATTGCAGTTGCAGCCTTTTGAGACTGAGACGCACGACCAACGGTTGCAAGCATTCTGTCTACTTCATCTTCTGGGAATATGGTGCGCAGAATCTGACCTTCTTTTGTGGCTGGGTCTGCAATTTCTTGCATCATGGTTTTTCTTGCAGGAAGGGTTGACTTTTTGCGCAAGGCATCCATAACTCCAGCCTTAAAAGCCTTGGCAGCGCCTTCGTTCTTATTGGCTAAGTTCTCGAAGTCGTAGGCAATTTCGTCAGCGCTCTTTGTAAAGACCTTGCGCCCAGCCTCAAATGACTCAGACGCTAAACGATTTTGAGCGAATGTTTCGCGTGCAGTTTTTAGAGCCAAAGACGAAGTATCAAGCTGGGTGCGAAGTGCATCTTCAGCAGCGCCTAAGTTTTTACCTACCTCACCGTAGCCACCAGTATAGGCAGCGTTCTTTGCGGACGACACGCCACGACGAATGATCTCCATGTCTTCCAATGTTGGCGTGCGACTCCAGTTGACTTCACCAGTTGGCGTAACCGTCCAGAATGGCTTTTTACCAGTATTTGACTGATAGGCATCATTGATTGCTTTACCAGCCTCTGGAGCGCGTTTTATTGCGTCTGAGGCTGCGTCTAGCATTGGCTTATTGACGACACCACCTTTTGCAAATGCGCCTTCGTAAAGTTGTTTTTCTAACTTGCCAAGTTCTTTCTCACCCAAGCGATATGATTTAATTATGTTTTCGTCTAAGTCGACAGCTAGTCCTGTTTGCAGTTCATTCATGGCTTGACCACGAAGAGCTGGAGGACGACGAGTCAATGCTTCTTTGAGTACAGTTGATGCCTTGCCACCGCCACGCGCAAAAGCACGCACAGCGTCTTGCAGGGTTGCGTTCTCTGCCATGATCTCACCGCGAGAGATTCTTTCAACAATCTCGTCGGCAGTAAGACCTGACTCGGTAGCCAGTCTATTGATCTCGGTCTCCACGACCTTTGCGCCACGATCACCAACACGACGACGGGTTGCGTCGATCACGCCATTGATCAAAGCACCGCCAGCCTTGATGAATTGCTGTGCCACAGGAGCGATAAAAGCGCCTCCGACAGTTCCAACACCACCAGCTTGAGCACGAGACACTAGATCGCCTTCAGCGCTGGCTGCACCAGTAATACCGCCTTGAGCACCACCCATCATCATCAATCTGCCTAATGCTGGAGAAGCCTGTGCAGCGCCAACAGCTAAAGAGCTACCACCAGTAAATGGTGCAGCAACGATTGAAGGTGCAATAGCACCACTTACTTCGTAACCTGCGGACTCGGCTGGATATGCTTTTTGATACGACTTGAGTTTCCCGCGAATAGCAGACAGCTCGTCTTCGTACTTTGTGCCTTTGAGTTGAGACTGGACTAGGGCTTCTGCCTCGTCAGCAGTACCCATAGTCGCACCCTGAGCGAATTGCCTAATGCGTTGCGTCTCAGGTTTTGGAAGCAAAGCGATGGCAGCAGCCATTTGTTCGCGTGTCATTCCATCTGGTAGTTCTACTGGACCGTACCCTTCAACATTTACGGTTGTCATTACTTGTAACTCCAAGTATTAGTTTTAGGATCAAATGTCAATACAGTCCCAGCAGCAGCAGGTGCTGTACCAGCCTTCATGGTTTCTTTAAATGACTTTTTAGATGTCAACTCTTCTGGTATTGGGTACTTCTGGAATGTAGAGTCAAGAACTGATTTAGGTACATATTGACCAAGTAATGCAGCCTTGCGGTCTGCCTGTCGGTTGTATGTCTCAATCGCCACCTTTGCGGAAGAGCGTGCCAAGTTAGCAAGATCAAGTCTTGCTTGCTCACTACCAACACCACCAGCAGCGATCTTGTCTAAAAATCCTTGCATACGGTCAGCCATGCCTTGCATCTGAGCTGCTGCACTAGCCTCACCCTGCATAACAGCAGAGTTCGGATCAAGCGCCTTGAGCGACTTAATTAGCACACCATAGTCAGAGATACCGCCTTCACCAGTCTGCACCAAATCCTTGACGATGCTGTAACTAGACAAAATGCTATCGACTGGAGTTTTATATTTAGTGTCCCAATCCTGTACCGCAGTCATAATCTGCTCTGGTTTCAATGCTGGAGACATGCCACCACGATATGTAGGAGCAGGAGCGCCAGCAGTTGGCTTAGGTACTGTTCCACTTGCTACTACCCTGTCTTGTACAGGTTTAGGTACAACGCCAAGCGGGTTGTTCATGTCCATTAACTGCTTACCGCCAGCAGGTGTCTCAATCCATTGATAGTCAGGACGATAGACAATCTTCGTCTCACCACTAGGAAGTTTGTAAGCCAAAGTCGTTGGAGGTAGTCCAAGTTGAGTTAAGTCAGCCTCGCTTAACTGACCAGCCTTCTGACCAGCCATCTCAAAAGCCTTACCAATAGCATCGGCTGGCTTCATCAATGGAAGCAAAGCTCTTTGCTCTGGCGTAAGCCCCGCAAACATTCCACCGCCAGCAGTAGGAGCTGGAGCACCCACAGGCATTGCAGTTGGTGCAGCACCAGTAGTTGGCACACCCGCTTGACCTGCAACGGCTGGAGCGCCAGTATCTTGACCTATTGCTTTTAGATAGGCTTGCATTCTGGCTTGTTCTAATGCGCCTTCTTGTAACTTCTGGCGTGTTAACAGGTTTTGTATAGCGCCTGTCTGTGCTTGTTGATAACCCTGAGAACCTGCTTGCAAAGCACCGCCAAGGGCTTGACCGATAGAGATAGGAGTGCGACTTGGACCGCCAGCAGATAGCAAAGCAGAAGCAGCTTGCAACATTGACTGCTGCTGAATTGCTTGTTGTTGTTCTGGCGTGATATAGCTTTCAAGTCCAGTACCACCACCACCAAAGAGTAAACCACTAAAGTCTTGCATTGTTGCCATCATTTACTCCTTACATGAGACCGAGCAAACCACCAATGCCAGCGCCATAGCCAGCATACTCAGGATTAGCCGTTCCACCGATTAACTTACCAAGTTGAGCGCCACCCAAAGCACCGCCAAGAGCAGATGCCGTAGTGTTTTGGTACAGAGGAGTTGTGGTGCTTTCACCGATCCTTGCTGGTTGTAGACTTAGTGCGCCTTGCGCCACATTCAATCGCTCTAGACCTAAGTTGCGAGCTGCGTCGAGTCTTTGCTGTTCGTATTGCTGCATCATTTGTTGTTGCGACAGACCTAAGTTCTGAGCCTGTGCAAAGCCAGTCTGACGAAGTTGTGCTGCTGCATTAGTTGCATTGCGTAGTGCTGCTTCATCAACCAGCGATCTGGTTACTGCTTGGCGTGTACCGCCAAAGGCTTTAGCAGCAGTTGCTCTTGCACCTTCAGCAGATATTTGACCTTGACGAGCACGCTCTATGTCTCCAAGAGTTCCTTGGATGACTTGCTGCTCGTAAGGGTTCATGTACTTCTGAACCATGCCAAGGTTGTACTCAGCATAAGGAGCAAACTCTCTAGTGCCTAAGCCAGCAGCCGTTGCTCTGGCTTCCTCTAGGTTGCGTAAAAATGCAGCTTTGATATCTGGGTCAATGCTAGTCGTTGCGGTGCTTGATGTTGGTGTACTTCCACCCAAAGCCTTTGCAGCCGTTAAACCTAAACTTGCTGCTTGTAGTGCATTTGCTGGACTAGCCGTAGCCCAATCAAAAGCACCACCAAGTAAGCTAGTTTGCGTAGAACCTAGACCGCCAGCAGCAGCGCCTTCAGCAGTTACTGGTGCTACGCTAGTTCCAGCCCACGAAGGAAGAGTTCCTTGCACGACTGGAGACAATGGAGGTAAAGCTCCAGCAGAACCTGTTGCCGTAGTTGTTGCCGTAGTGCCAAACGCTGGGAGTTCTGTGGCTAATACTGAACCAGTTGTAACTGGAGTTGCTATTGCGCCAGCACCCGCAGCCTGACTAGCAAGGTATGCGTTATCGGCAGCGACTGCTGCATTTGCACCAGATAATGTAGCGCCTTCAGCACCGACTGGTAAACCTTGACTCGCTAAGTAAATGGCTGCTGCGATCTTTGCTTCTTGAGGTAAAGAATCATCAAGATCAGTTAAGCCCTCATTAACGCCACTAATGATGCCTTGACCGATGTCACCAATTTCGCTTACTACTCCACCCATATCATCTCCCTTGTCACACCATGTTGGTGTAAATAAAAGCCTTCGATCCGTCTAATAGTGATATTTGACATTTCTCAGACCAGCCAAATGACTTGGCAAATCTTGCAAGTTTGATGTCATCCTCGCGTATCAGCGCGACGATAGGCTTCCCAATTAAATCCTCTAAAAGAGCAAAGTCCCTCTGGCAACCCTTTTTGACTTCAGACGACCATCTCTTGATGTCGATGTGAAACCACAAATTACCCCGAAAGAACTCCAAGTAAAAGGTGTAATCCTCTCGGATACACACAGGCACTTTCCCCGCCCTTAATTCTTGACTCAATTCTAAGTCACCGCTTACCCATTGCGACAACATCAAATCGGTTAACGCCAACGCGCCAATCGTCTAAGACATCGCCCGTGTATCTAACCTTGACCTGTCTGGCAGCAAAACGCACATCTGTGGGTTGAGCTGCGGAATACGGTCCGTAAGTGGTTTCCGTCGCCATTGGGTACATACGAGTTTTGAAGGAAACAACAACTTCGCCTAGCGTTTGCTCATCAGGAATCACCCGACGCACCGACATGATGTTGTCCCCGTTACCGATCTCGTAAGGACCAGACTCAGCGTAAGGAGTGCCACCGTCATAGGTAAAGCCAACCTCGTGCTCGTAGATGTAACCATCTGACGAAATCATCAAAGGATTGACAAAGACACCCCTGTCAGTTCCAGCAGTACGAGACAAAGTGCCAATAGCCCAATGCGCTTCGCGGTAGTTGTAGACGACATAGGAGTCGTTCTCGTTAGACTGGCTAGAAGGGTAAAACCAAATGATCTCGCCATACTTACTATTGTGGACTGCGTAGACCTTGCTTGACTGGTTGTAGTTGATGTTCTGGAAGATGTAGTCGCCAACATCCGACACCAAGGGCTTGACATAGCCGTCGTACACCCAGAAGCCTGACTTAGACATCCAAATGGCTGCCGTATCAATGGCTGCGACAGCCTGTGAGGAGATCACGCCACAACCTGATCCTGCCTTCTCAAAGGAGTAGACATAAGGCAGACCAATATAGGTAGCAGCGTGGACATCGACATCTGTAAATAGAAGATTGATACCCCTGACGCGCTTACCGCACTTCAGAGACCCGACAGAATTAAGTTCAAAGTCACCAGCCTGATTCGTTGCGGATGGTGTCCAGACTGTGTTGTTTTCTTGGTCACACCAAGATACTTTGCGTGGATTACCTGACGCGCCAAGTCCAAAGACAAAGCGCTCTGCCGTAGTCATAACGGCTGCACAGCTCGTTGGCGCGTTAGTAATGGCAACAGCCTTTGTAGGGGTTGTAAAGCCTAACTGCCACTCCAAGAGTTGACCGTCCTTGCTAGAACACGCCACAAGATACTCGCCCCAAGAATCCATTGTCCAAGTGGTTGCTGGAATGATGTCGCCCAAGTCTGGACGCGCCACACCATAAGAATAAGAGCCGTAGTTGCTGTAACCGTAACCCGTCTTCAGACTAGCGTCTGTATCACCAGTCGTAAAGGTTGTGGGAGTAATGTCTTTGAGAGTTCCAGCCTCATTCATGGCGTAGAGCTTTGATGGTGTTCCAGCAGCGATCCAACGCAGATTGGAGTTATCGCGCCAAGTCAGCATTCCACGGCTGACACCAGTCATTTGTGAGGTTGAGCGCTTACGCCACCCGCCCCAAGGTCTCAAGGTGTTCTCAAACCAACGCACAAGGTTCGAGTCATACCAGCGCCCCGCAGACTGGTACTCAGTACCGTTGCGGTAAACGCCAGCAGGGATTTTGATTGGTACGAGTGCCATAGGGTCTAATTATGCTGAAAGATTGGAGACAAAGGTAACCGTCGCAATGACAGACGGTATTGCTGGTCTTGTTGGCGTGGAGCTGGCAGCGTAGTGTTCAATACTGATACCTACATCTGAAGGTCTCCACATAATCTCAACATAGTCGTTTGTTTCCATGCTTACAAAGAAGTTCATGGCAGAGACCATGTGAGTTGGATCGCCTGATGATTTTCTTGGACCAAGACCAAATCTTGAGTTTGACTTGTCGATGTTTGTGCCGTTCTTTTTAAACCACACATCTACATCTTGTGTGTCGTTAGTAGTGTTTTTAAACTGCACGCTGAATTGAATGTTGTAGATTCCAGCTTGAGACACATTCAACCTTGACGAGTTCGACAAGGTTACGCCATTGTTGAAGTCTGTTGTGTCAAATGTTATGGCGTAGGCAGTCGTCGTATTGGCTGCCGTCTGGTCTGTGCCGTCCTGAAATGCCCCGTAAGGCATATTGATAAACCTACCACCGCGAGGAGACGCAAGGGACTGCAAGGCATTGGTTAACTTCAAGAAGAAGGTGCGCAAAGCACCATTCGTCTGCGCAACCGTCAGACGGTCATACCGATCCTGCGGATTAGGCAGGTCTGGTACGGCAGGAGTCTGGAGCTGCTGGTAGAAGTTCGTCATACTGCCTTGTTGTACTCGTCTTGCGTGAGTAAGCCGATGGCGTATTTATTCTGAGGTCTGAAGATGGTGAGTTTCTGCTGACGCATTGCTGGTGCAAAGGAGATGTGAGTCCAGCCCTTATCGCCAAACTCATGGATCATCTGGTCAAACTTGATACCTGCTGCGTCAATAGCCTTGCAGACTTCCAATGGAGTGCCAAAGCCTTTGCATACGAAGTCAATAGCCCAGCCGTCCATGTGACTCGATACCTTGCTACCACCCACCGCCACATTCACCTCTGGCAGTCGTATCCATGAGTTGACATTGATAGCCTTACCAAGCAGAGCGCGAACCTTCTCCATGCCAGCAGCAGCCGTCTTCATGTTCTCTAATTGCTGTGCGTCTGGCTGGTTGCTGATGCCTAGACGGGTTGCGGTATCAGAGTGAGTTGCCTCCTCAAGACTAAAGTGTTCACTTAGTTGCATCGTCTTCTCCCACAATGGCTTTTGCAATGGCTGTCGATGCCTTGCGTCCTGAGATACCGCCCATAGTGCCGACACCCATAAACGCAATGGCTTTCAAGATTTCAAGGAATACAGAGTCTATAGGTGCAAGTTCGGGGTCTTGCTTCTCAAAACCAATCAAATACAGAACACCAAACGCAATGCCTAGAACCATGATGGTGATCGACTTGACGACGAAAGACCATACCTGTACCTCGACCTCTTCCACAGTTGGCTGTGGAC